CTTCAATAAAATCCAAACCCAAATCCGATTCAACACCCACTTTGGATGCCTTCATCATTGTATCTATAATCTGTTCGTATTGTCCGGTTTTCAGTAAGTCTACTGATTTGAATAGGGCTTCTTTAACTTTTTGGTTTTTACAAAATGTTAGATACTCCTTTTTTACATATGGTATATCTTCTGCACCAATTTGTAAGTAAACATTCTTTAGTTGTTCTACTACAGTTTGTTTTAATACTTTATCCTCAATCCCACCAACCTTAATTTTAAATACTTCCATGGTTGGAGTTCCACGAAACTCATCGAAATAAGTTTGTGTTTGCTCTACAATCCATTGGTTTGCTTGAGATTCAAAAAAGTTAGGTTTTGTAATTTCGTTTACCTGTTCTAAAAACTTAACATCTGTGATAAGGGAAGCAACGACTTTAGATTGATACGATTGACCATATTTTACCAATGTATCTACTACTTCCATTATTTAGATTTTTTTCTTTTCAATTGCTTTTCAGAAATTGTTACTGAATCTGTAATTTGATTATTTACTGCTTCTACAATGGGAGCGGGTATACGTGTAGCTGATTTCCATTCTACTTTAGATGTATACTGCCATTCTTTGCCCACCATATTTTGAGCTTGTTTATCATCTACTCTGATGATATTTCCTGTTTTTTGATTTTTAAGACACTTCATAGTTTACCTCCATGTTTTTATTTTATTTTACAATCATTAAAATTTCCGATTCTCTCATTAAGAGATATTTTTTTCCACCAATTTTTATCTCTTGTCCTTGGTGATATGGTGGTATGATTACCTCATCGCCAACATTTACATTCATAGGAATCAATACACCATTTTGGGTATAAATTCCAGGTCCAATTGATTCTACAATTGCTCTTTTTACATCCTCTTGTTTAACGGAATCCGGAATAATAATTCCACCTGCAGTTGTTTCTGCAGCTCCTTCTAATTCTGTTAGGAGAACTCTATCTCCTAATGGTTTTGCTAATCTGTCTGACATATTATTTTTGTTTTAAAATTTTGCTATGTGTCCAAATGTTGATTGTAACCAATCATTTATATCTTTGAATGAATCAACAACTCCACACTTTAATCCTACTTTTAGAAATCCTTGCTTATCAAATTTAGGAACCGGTTCATCATATCTATCCATAATTTTCATACGAAGATTACCACTAAACTCTGGTTCGGATAACTGCATCAATCTACGATTTCTTTCGCAAATTGCCAAATTATTTTCAAATAATTCATGTGCTTTTATTTTCTTATCCAATCCACTTATATACTCTACCATACTTTCCGTTGTATGTGTGGTTTCTTCGGTAAGAATTGGAAATGCTTTGATAATCGATTTTATTCCCAATCCGTTTATACCCTCAATAGAATCGGATTTATCACCATCAATCATTCTGAAATTGATAAAGTTATGTGGGTGGATTCCAAACTCCTCCAATACTTCCTCTATGTTATAGATTTTCTTTTTTGTGGGAGAATAAACACTAACATCTTTATTTACCAATTGTAAGAAATCTTTATCGGATGACATTAATACAACCTTCTCACCATCTTGTCGGAGTTGTGTAGCAATGTAACCCATAACATCATCAGCCTCAATACCATCATATAACATAATGGTGACCGGTAAATGTGTTAGTAGATCCGCCAATGCAACCATCTGCCTACGCATTGATACCTGCTCATCTTCAGGGTTCATATCACCACCGGTAATAGCACGGTTAAGTCGGATTTTGTTTTTAGCTCTATCTGCCTTATATCCTGCGTAAATATTCTGTCTACTCTTTGAACCACCCTTACCATCGAATGTGATAATAACTCTTGTAGGGTTAATTAAACGGATAGCGTAGCCGATACTTTTTAAAGTACCGACTATGCCTCCAATATGGTCACCATTATCTGAAAGATTTGGTGCTGTTGACCAGGAACGGATGAAGGTATTAAGACCATCAATAACTAAAGTTTTGGAATTTTTATGTAAATCACCGAAACTTCTATGCTCCTCATCTATTTGTTTTAGTATCTCAAGATACTTTTTGTTAATCTGACTCATTTGCTACATCCGTTGTTATATCAACTTCCTCTGAAGCGGAACTTTTATATTGTAAAATTGTAACCTCACATATCTTACGATAGATTTGGTCTTTTAGTTCTTCGTTTTTAAGAATTTCTGCGAAATCTTTTGATTGGAATTTGATAATTTCGCCAGTATCAGTATCGGTATATTCATACCATGCTCCTGCTTGCTTTACTAACTTATTATCTTTCATTACACCCAACCAACTTCCGTAGTTATCGATTCCTCTATCGAAGAAAATAGAGAAATCTGCATGTCTCAATGGTGGTCCTAAACGATTTTTGATAACTTGTGCTCTCACTTTGATACCAACAATCCTATCACCCACTTTTAACTGCCCCATAGATTTCAAACGGAATCTAACAGAAGCATGGAATGCTAATGCTTTGCCGCCTGATGTTGTCCAAGGGTCACTAAATGCCATTGCGTTCATCTTTTGTCTTAACTGATTTGTGAATACTAAAGCGATTGATTGTCTGCCAATCATATTAGTAATCTTTCTCATTGCTTTCGAAATAATGATTGCTTTATCGGTTGCATATCCATCCTTATCGTAATCGGCTTCCAACTCTTTCTTTGTAGATGCCGCCGCAACGGAGTCAACTACAATTGTAACTAGTCGGTTCTTATCGCCTGTTCGGACTTTTTCAATGATTGTTTCACATGCTTCAAAAATACCTTCAACCGTATCTACTGAAACGTATAGTAATTTTGAAATATCAACACCAATTGCTTCCAAAAACTCCCTATTAACGGCAGTTTCGGTATCAATCAATACGGCTACTCCACCTTTCTTTTGTGTTTCAGCTAACAGATGGGCGGAGAGCAGAGATTTTCCACTCTGCTCTAAACCCGTAATTTCTGCTATACGGCCTACAGGCAATCCACCATAAGGTCTGTTTGAAACTGCTACATCCAAAAGAGCGTTACCCGTAGATACCCAATCTTTTACGTTGGTCGGAGCATCACCCCCACCATCCGTAAGGAAGTATGCAATTCTACCATCCTTATTTTGTTTGTTTAATGAATCCGCAAGAATACTTGCCAGATCCTCCTGTACTTTAGCCATAATTGTAACCTATTAATTGTTAAATAAATCATCGAATGCCGATGCTACATCATCTGCTTTTTTAGCAGGTGCTTCTTTTTCCCAAGGAAGATCATTGAGTTCGGATGTACCACCCATATCAGCAGAAGGTTGTGATTGCTTCGGTGCTGCTTTTGGTTTAGGTGCTTCCAATTCCTCTACGACTTCATCTTCTGCAACTGCAGAACCTGGATTCAACCAATTCTCCAATACCGATTTAAGTTCAGCGTAAGATAACTCCGAATATAATTCAGTAATGTTCTTTTGATTTTCTAACAACGATTGAATCATTGCAGGATCATCTGAAAGTTTTGTTTGAGTTGGTTTGATTCTGATTGCTGTAGTTGGGTATGCCGCATTTGATTCTTCTGCGGAAGTTACATCCAATACGATATCTCTACCGGTCATTGGGTCTGTAATATCTCCGTAATCAGGATCAGCGATATATCCCAAAATGTCTTGGTAAACTGTCTTTCCAAATCCCCAAAACTTTACACCTTCGTTTTCTTTACCTCTTACGATAACTGGTACGAAAGTTCTCAATTTTGGTTCCATCTTTTTACCTGCTTTCCAATCATCAGTATCCCCCGTCCTTTTAAGTTTTTCTGCAAACTCAACGATAGGATCAGGTCTACCAAATGACATTGGAGACAAGTACGTCTTGTTGTTGATGTTGTAATGGAAATAGAGTTCGATAAACGGAATGTCCTTATTGAATTTGTAAGGAACGATACGAATTTGTGATTTTCCGTTTGCTGGCTTCCAAATGGAATCAGACTTTTTTGTGTTGTTTTGAAGAGAGTTAAATCTCTTGAGCGCCAATGAAATGTCCATTGTTTTTAGATTTTAAAGTTTAAAAAAATTGTTTAAGTTTTAAGGTTTAAGTAGCTACTTCCTACATAACTAAATATAACCTTTTTTACTTTTCATATAGTAAATATACGACTTTTTTTCGTATTTTCCAAATTTATTTTGCCCATTTTCCTCTCTGTACTAATTGGGCAATTATACCATAGACCGATAGGTCCTGATAAGTATCCTGAATGGATTCTCCCACTTCATCGGGCTGTCCTAATACTACTAATTGTTTCAATCGCTGAACCTTATCATTGATTCTAAACCATAGACCGGTAAGGGATAGTTTTACATCTT